CTGGCGTAGGTGCTAATGGTGTAGACAATCGTGGTACTTTGTGGTACGGTGGTCAAGACCTGTTCTTTGACGGAGTTCGTGTATTCCACGCTCCGGGCTTGGGTAGCAACAAAATGGTACTTGCCCAAAAGAGCAACCTGTACTTCGGAACTGGACTCCTTTCGGACCACAACGAGGTGAAGGTTCTTGACATGGCTGACCTTGACGGCTCAAAGAACGTGCGTTTCGTAATGCGCTTCACGGCTGGTGTACAGGTAGGCTTCGGTGCTGACGTTGTTTACTACGCCTAATCCGCTGACTGATTAACCATAGGGGGGTGGTGGTTTCAAAGCCCCATCCCCTTTTTTAATTCTAAAAAACAAAATGGCTTGTACTTTAACTCTGGGGCGCATTGAGCCTTGTAAAGACCAAGTAGGCGGATTGAATGCCGTTTACTTCATCAACTCTATTGACCTCAACGCTATCAGCTACGATACGGCTGATACGGATGTCATTGACCAGCTTGCTACGGCTGCGGTTTCTGCTTACTGCTACGACCTCAAGGGTACGTCAAACTTTGAGCAGGCTATCAACTCAAGCCGTGACAACGGCACGACCTTCTTTGAGCAGGTTCTGAACATCGTGCTGAAGAAGCAAGATGCGGACACGCACAAGGAAGTGAAGCTCCTGTCTTGGGCGAAGCCTGTAGTTGTCGTAGAGGACAACAACGGTAACGCTTGGGTAATGGGCTTGGAACACGGCTCTGAAGTAACTGGAGGCTCTATCGTAACGGGTGCTGCCTTCGGTGACCTGACTGGCTACAACATCACGTTGACTGGTCAAGAGCGTGTACCTGCAAACTTCTTGCTCGGTGCGGTTGCAAACAACCCGTTTGCTGGACTTCTTGGTACGAAGCCTACGATTGTTCGTGGTTCGTAACCTATATTTGTAGCGTACTACTGAACGGAGTAGGACAAATGGATGGGAGAAGGGGGGCGAAAGCCTCCCTTTTCTTTTGACACTTACCCCACTTTGTAGTCACTTGGGGTTATTTAGATATGATATTCCTGTCATACAACGCCCAACAGAGCATCACTTTGCCCATCCGCAACTGGAAGTACGGCAATGATGACCTAACAAACTACGGTGACTACTGGCGAATCCAAGCCAAGTTCATCAACAAAGACACCCGTGAGGTCATCACATACACGCTCGTTGCGCCTACGTTTGATGAGGACACCCGTGAGCTTACGTTCACCTACAACTCCGCCAACCTTGATGCGGAAGTTCCGTATATTATGCGCCTTGAAGACCAACGCTACGCAGCAGGAGTCGCAAACCAATACGAAGACCGAGTTATTGCAGATGCAGGAACGATAGAATCACTATCTTGCGTAACAACTGCGCTCACCGAATTGGGTGCAGATGATGCAAAAGTGCTGGCGATTGATAAGATTTATATGCTGCCGAGTGGTGATACCATCAGCACATACCAGCCCGTGCTTGACACCACCGAAAAAACAATGAACAACGACTTTGTAATCTATGGCGAGTAACATCAAACTCATCAATCTGGCTTCCTACACAAGCCCGAAAATCAGCGAAAGCCCACGCTTAAGCTGGGTAGAGTATGGCGATGACAACAACTACTTTGAGTACTTGATTGACCGCTTCAACGGAAGCCCCACCAACAACGCAGTAATCGCTGGAGTGGTGGATATGATTTACGGCAAGGGAGTAAATGCAACCAACGCTGCAGACAACGCTGCTGGTTTTATGGAGCTTCGCAGGCTCATCACTCCAGAGCAGCTCAAACGTGTGGTCAATGACTTCTATATGCTCGGCAACGCTGCCTTTCAGGTGGTATATACGGCTGACAAGAGCAAGATTGCAGAGGTATACCATATGCCCGTTGAAACGCTGCGTGCGGAGAAGTGCAACGATGAAGGCGAGATTGAAGCCTACTACTACGCCTACGACTGGAGCAAGGTGCGCAACAAGAGCCAAGCTGAGCGCATCCCAGCGTTCGGCTACGGAGCAGCAGGCGAGAAGATTGAAATCCTCTACATCCGCCCATACCGCAGCGGCTCGTACTACTACTCACCTGTAGACTATCAAGGTGGCCTGCCTTACGCAGAGCTTGAGGAGGAGATTGCCAACTACCATATCAACAACATCACGAACGGACTTGCTCCGTCAATGATTATTAACTTCAACAACGGCATCCCACCACAGGAGGAGCAGGATAACATTGACTTCGCCATCCGTCAGAAGTGGAGTGGAACGAACAACGCAGGCAAGTACATCCTTGCGTTCAATGATGACTCGCAGAAGGCTGCTACGATTGAGCCTGTAACGCTATCTGAAGCCCACCTGCAGTACGAGTTCTTGAGCCGTGAATCCTCGCAGAAGATTATGGTTGCGCATCGTGTTACCTCGCCTATGCTTTTCGGCATCAAGGACAACACGGGCTTGGGCAGCAACGCTGATGAAATCAAGAACTCATTCCAGTTGATGGACAACGTAGTGGTACGCCCCAAGCAGGAGGAAATCCTCAAGGGCATTGACAAGCTACTTGCCTACAACAAGGTGAACCTTGACCTGTACTTTGAAACGCTTACGCCTATTGAGTTCACGGATATTGATGTGGTTGATGCAGCAACAGTCCAAGAGGAAACGGGAGTAGACGTAGCCGAAGCGGTAACGCCACAGGCACAGGAGGAACTCATCCAGAAGGAGGCATCGTACAATGGTGCGCAGATTGCCAGCTCGCTGGACATTATGCGTGCCGTACAGGAAGGCGTTCTGTCGCAAGACCAAGCCATCACATTCCTTGTGCAGATGCTTCAGTTTGACCCACAGGTTGCACGAGCATTGTTCGCTGGTAACTCATCATCTGTAATTACGCAGATGAAGTCGCAGAAAGGAGGAGGGGATAGCCGCCCTTTTCTGAAGGAGGAGCTTGCTGCTGAAATCGTAGCCAAGCTCCAAGAGATTGGAGAATCGGAGGAGGACTTGCTCAAGGACTTTGAGCTTGTTGATGCGGAGCTGGTTGATGATGAGGAGGCTGAGTACGATGTAGAGTCGTACCTGAACTCACGCATTGAGCTTGCAGCGCAGGACAAGAGCGAGCAAGATACGGAGCGGTACAAGGTACGTTACTTCTATACCATCGGAACACGCAGGTCACCCAACGGCACAAGCCGTGTGCTTTGCTCTACGCTGATGAACGCAGCCCGTGTATACCGCAAGGAAGACATTGAAGCGTTAAGCTCTAACGGAGGCGCAGAGGCTCAAGGCAAGCCGTATAGCGTATGGCTCTACAAGGGCGGTGCCAACTGCTACCATCGCTGGGAGCGTAGGGTATACCGCAAGAAGCTAACGAAAGATGGTAAGGTTTGGGGAGGCGGAACGCTAAACGGAACGGACATCATAAACGTAAACGAAGCGGTACGGCAAGGCTTCAAGCTACCCAAGAACGCCAAAGAGGTAGCCATTGCACCCATTGAATCGGACTACTCTGGCTACACGGCTGAATACGCACGTGAACACGGCATACCCAAATAGTCGCAACATCTGATTCTTTAGGTTTATTAAATATGGCATACGCCCTTTTTGTATCACCAGACGACATCGTAAAGCGCACGGGTATTTCGGGCAACGTAGACCGTGACCAGATGGTGCAGTTTATTAAGACCGCACAGGACATTCACATCCAAGCGTTGCTGGGTACTGCCCTGTACGACAAGCTGAAGAACGATGTTCTGGCAAACACCCTCACGGGCAACTACCTCACCTTGATGACCGAGTACGTTCAAGACGTGCTGGTTCACTACACGATGGTTGAGCTGATGCCGTTTCTTGCTTACAAGTTGAGCAACGGGGGTGTATTCAAGAAGCAGAGCGAGAACTCGGAAGGCATTGACAAGAGCGAGCTGGAGTACCTCATCCAAAAGGAGCGAGATACGGCAGAACACTACGGAAGGCGCTTGGTCAGCTACTTGACCTTTTACGGAAGTTTAACCCCAGAGTACTACGCCAACCAAAATGGCGAGATGTACCCAACAGACGGACAATCATTTCACGGATGGTACCTA